GTTCCCATAACTAATGCACCATTCTTAATAGATGAGCTACCAGGTAACGTTACATCATTTCCTGAACCTGTGTTTGCTATAATTAATGCTGCTGGGTTATTTGTAGTATCATTTTGAGTAATTGTTGGACTTAAATTTTCATTATCAAGAATAGTGACTACTTCACCGTTGTGTGTTACTTCATCCCAAGTATCAATTGTTAAAATAGCATCATCAACGTATTTTTTATTTGGAATATCATCATCATCAGTAACTAATGTTTCATAGTTGGTAGCATTTACCGACAAAGACCCATCGGAATTTATTACAGCACCTAGATTATCAACAGCATTGTTTCTTAATGATAATGTTTCCGTGGTTAAAGTTCCACCATCTACTGTTTGTCCTCCTGCACGACCAACAAGTTTAACACTTTCAGAATCAACTTCATTTATTCCACCCAATAAATCTTTTTTTGTTGTATTTAATGAAGTGTCAGTTGCCGAACCAATAAGAACCGCAGTTGTAACATTTGCATCTTCCAAACCTCCAACTAATTTTGCTACTCCATTTTTTATATATGAGCTGTTAGGCAATGTAATATCATCACCAGAGCCAGTATTAGCTATGATTAAAGCTGCTGGGTTGTTTGTTGTATCATTCTGAGTAATTTCAGCAGATAAGTTTTCAGTATCTAGCACTGTGAAAGTTTCACCATTGTGCATCACTTCATCCCATGTATCTACTGCGGCAACTGCTGTTTCAACATAAGATGTTGTTGCAAGTTTTGTGCTATTATCACTTGCGGACTGTGTTGTTGCTACAGTTCCATCAGGTAAAGAGGTTAAATTTATAACAATCCCAGCCGCATCTCTTTGTAGAATCTTGCTAGCATCTCCCAAAACTGTTTTAACAGAGGTTAAAGCCAAATCTTGAACAGTGTTGTCATCTCCATCAATTGTCTTATTTGTCAATGTTTCAGAAAAATCTTTTATATTAATAGAATTAATTTTGAAAGCTTGACCAGCCGCAATATCAATTCCTCTTGCGTTGATTGGTGTTAAATCAGTTCCATTATCTAAAAAATACTCTAGACCAGTTACATCAGTCCAGTTTGTCCCGTTCCAAGAAATTACATCACCAATTAAAAATGATTGACCGGTATTTGTCTTTGTGGCATCATTATCAGTTACATTTGCTACGATATTGTATGTCCAACCATTAACAACTAAAGCGGACGTAGGAAAATCAGCGGGTAAAGTAATTGAACCTTGATAAATAAAAGCCCCAACATCACTACCGATTAAATCCCATTTTGCAATTGTAAATGCTTCCGCAGTTAATATTTGAGTATGGCATTGATATAATGCGTTCGCCTGAACAACACTATCACCTACGTTATAAACGGCACTTGCCGAATACGAAAATAATTGTTTTGCTTTTAAAGATTGTTTTACGTAACCTTCGAATACTGACATAATTAATTCCTCCCTAATCTAACTTCAGCAGTCCCACTTGTATACTGACCTGTTTTTATGCCAACCCTATATTTTGCTGTTTCTGCTTGTGGGATACTTTTTTCATGTACTGGAGATGTAAAAGTAATTTCATCATCAAGAACTGTCGTGCCATCATCATAAGTATGTTGAACAGTCACAACACCTGCAAAAGTTCCCCATATATCTAAGTTGAATCTTTGTCCCTTATTTACAATTAACCATTCGCTAAATGTATTTTGTGCGGCTATTGATTTAGTAACGTTCTGATTGACTGTCATTTTTCTACCTCGTTTTTATTTTTAATATTAATAATAATTTAATAAACTTCAAATAATACATTAAGAGTTTTTAGTTCAAGCTAAATATAATATACTTCTCTAATATTGTTCTCTTTTTAAATAATAACCTTCTGTATATAAGTATGCATTCACTGGAGGAGTTCCTACTTGTTTTAAAAATAGACTTCCAGTATCAGTTTCAACAAAAGCTCCAACTATAGCATCCTGCATTTGGTTAGTTCCTGCCGCTCCTTCACCTAAGTGTGTTTCAATCCCATCTGCTAACGCACTTATAACACTACCTGTATCGTCCCAAACATGGAAAATATAATATAAAGGCCTTACTGGTATGTTATCAGGTATAGATAATGGGTATTCAACAGAGCTTGATGTCAAACCTATTTTTTCTAATATTCTATCATATTTTATAAATATTTCTTTTCCATTGCCACTTCCAACATGTAATCTTAAATCAGCAGTTCCATCGGTTTTATAAGAACAAATCAATCTTAATTTTCCAGTATCTAAATTTGGTAATTGTCCATTACCAGTTCCAGCGGTTGGAGTTAAAGAAGTTGTAAAATCAACAATATCAAGCCCACTTGAAGCATTCCTATATAAAAATAAATAGTATGTTGTATTGTTTCCCGGAGTTATATGGGTCGTTAAATCTGCTGTGGTGGTGGTTGATAAACTTAATATAGTACTTTCATCTTCAGCAATACATTTTCCTAGTGTTATATCAACTTGCTCATCCGGAGTTCCTGAATTACTGGAAGGAACGAGTCCATATATTCCATATTTATCGATATAAGTTGAAGCAGTCAATAGTGAAACCCATGTAGCGGTATTTAATAAATTACCACTAGCATCATAGATTTTTAGGCTATCACCTGCTCTAACTTTCATGTCAGCAATTAATGTGCCATTTGTACCAAGTGTTTCATCACCTAAGTCACCATCGGTTGGAGTACCATCTTCATCAATAGGAATAAAACTATCTTTGCCAAGAATAGCTAGATTTTGGTTCATTACCTCAGCCTTTGCCATTTGCCCTGCTATTGCCGGGGTCATCGTTGATGATTTTGTAAATTCTCCTGTCATTTATATAACCTCCTCTAATATAACTGTTGTTTTAAAACTGCTATGTTTTAAATCTCTAATAACCCAATTGACCTGATTAATTGGTGAAGCACTTATAGGGGTTCTCCAATAAGCCTCATCCCAATTTGATATATCCCATATAAAAGCATCAGCAGGCAAAATGTCTGGATAATTCGCTGTGATCTTCTGCAAAACAAATAAATTAGGATAATAAGGCATTTCAAGCTTAACTCTTTTTCTTTGTATCCTAGCAACTCCGCCTACATAATTAAGCACGTTTTGTCTTTGAGTTGAATTTGTACAAGCCTTTATATCTATTGTTTTAGTTCTATTATAAACGTTTGTAGGGGCTGTGTATGACTCACTTGAATCATCCCAGTAAAATTTTTCAAAAACTAATTCAGCGCCGTTGCTATAATTTGACAAATTGATTATTTTCTTCTCATCAACCTCAAATGTTGTCACTATAGCATTTTTAATATCTTTATAATAAAACACACCATCGAGAACATAAAATATTGAATGTCCAATGCTAAGATTTTCAAATACAGTAAACAATTGTGTCTGCCCTTCATATTCCGCCATATCTAACGTTGTTATATCATATCCCGGTACAATATTTAATGCGGCCACTGTGAAAAAATCTGTGAAAGCACTACGATTTAATATTTCATAAATCAAATCGCTCAACGTTGTTTGCGCTAAAACCCCCATATCAGCTAGGGTATTTTCTTTGAGCAAAAATGATAAGGTATCTATACATTGAAGATCTTGCACAATATTATTCTTATCAACTTTGGTCCCCGTGGAAGTTCCATCAATAAACCCCTCAAAAACAGTAGATAAAACGTCCACAGGAACGGCTGGGTCGGTGTATTTGTCCACATAGCCGTCTCTAACTCTTATTAGCGATTTATGCCTTAAAAATCCTCTAAATATAGAATCTTGATTATTTTCGTCATCATAGTTTCCATTCTTGCTCAATAATTTTAGCTTTAAATTTCCAACCTTGACTATACCAAAAGAATAGTTGTCGTTTGGTGTTGAGTAGCTTATACTTGACACCGTTTTGTCTAAATTATACAAAGAAGACAAGGTTTCTATATTGCTCCAACTGGCCTCATAACTATCATCCGTATTACGTCTTTTAACTTCAATAACTCTTACAAATTCTCGCTCTCCGTATCTCTCATATATTTGCCGTAAGGTTAATGCCATCAATAAACCTCCACCATACTTATTGAGTCATCAATCCCACTAAAATATAAATTTTTAGCAAACTTTAGACTATCTTTTTTCTGTATCGCTACCTTGTAAATATCCTGAAATCTAAAAGGTTCTTGATACATTTTCATGATGTCTTCAGTATTATCATTAATCCAGATAAACATTGGAGTGTCACGTTGTGCCAACATATCTATTACATCATTATCATCTTCCACATAATGGGCTTTTATTCCTAGCTTAAATGAAAAGTGTCTGCCAAAATCAATAACATCAACCTTGCCAGCTTGTAACTTACTTATTTTTTGCAATCTCTCTCTAGTAGGCGCAATATTATCAAAATTCTCTAACCTTCCAAGTTCAGTAAAAGCGTAAATTTGTTTTATTGTTTTTTCTTGGTCTGCAACTATAGTGTCATCTCCATAATATCTAACCCTAGTAATAGTAATAGGTGTATTAAATATATATAAATGTGATGTTAAAGCTTCATTGGAAATAATTATATCTGCGTTTAATTCTTCAAATCCAGCTCCTTTATCTCCCCATAAATTATCTAATCCCGGACTATTTAAAACAATATTTGTATCTTTAACAAAAATTCTATCAATAGATTGTCCAGTTGGTAAAACACAATCTACCCATGCAGTGTCGCCGTCTGTATTTTCGCCACTACTCGCCCACCCATATCTAGTTTTTTCATCAAAAGCAAGTGTTCCAGTTCCAGAACTTTCTGTTATTATATTTCCGAATAATGTATATAAAACGTTTGTATCAAAAAATCTCATTATGCGATCCCCGTTGGTATAGGTGACAAAATATTCTCATTTATAAGTTCACTTATTCTGGTTCCAATAGCTATAACATCATCATCATCAAGATTACCGTTAAAGATTGCCCCTTCAAAATTAATATTAATTATATTTTCACCGCCTGACGCTCCTTGATTTTCAGCACCACCTACTGACAATTCACCGGCTCTAATACTTTCTGCAAATGATGATGGTATAACCATTTCACCCGCGTGTAATTGTGCTTGCATATCTTGAGGTATTTCTCCAGCACCAACCGCAAATGATGCTCCAGACACTGACGCAAATTGTTCCACACCATAAGCTGTTAATGCTGCCGCTGCCGCTATTCCAAGTTCAGGACCAACAAAAGGAATCGGAGCTAAAGAAGTATAGGCAGCTATTGCTCCCCTAGCAGTATCGACTGTAATATTAAATAATGCAGCCGCTTTTCCTATTGCAGCCAACTCTTTATGTTTTGAATTTTCTAAAGCTACTAATTGTCCAGAAGCAGACCTAGCACCATCTAGTGAAGCTTTACTAAAGAATTTTTGTTTTTTTACTCTTGAGGTATCTAATTTATCTTTTTCTACATCATATTTTTTTCTTAATTCTAATTTTGCCTCTTCATTGTCACCAAGCAATTCTTGGTCAACAATATATTTCTTATTCAATTTAGCAAAATCCTCTTCGGCTTTTATGGCGGCGAGTTCATCATCAAGAGTTTGTAAGCCTATTTTTCCCTGTCTAAACTCTTCTTGCAAATCGGCTATGGCTTGTTGATGTTCACTTTCTTGTTCAAACTTAACTTGATTTGATTCATCTATTATATTTTTTTCTTCTTCTAATTTTTCTTGCAATCCACTTTCTTCTTCAACTTCAGTACCAGCAACTTCAGCTGGTTTATTTCTCAGTTCTTCTATTTTATTTTCAATGTCGTTTATGTCTTTAATAGCAGAATCTCTAAATTCACCAAATTTATCAATTGCATTATCAACCCAACCGAACCCTGGTACATCGCTAAGAAAACTTAACTTTTTTAATATTGCTTCCACTACAGTTGCAACGGAATTTTCAAGAATCTTAAAAGCCTTTGCTACTTTTAATAAAGCTATTTGTGCAAAATCTGGTAAGCTTTCAAAATTATTAACTAAATAACCTATTGCCTGTATAAGTAATGTTATAAAAAATAAAATTGGAGTTTTAGTAATTAAAACTAGGGCTTTTTTCAATGCAAGAACTGCAACAGTAGTTATTCCAAGCCATCTTATCAGAGGCTGGGATACTAAAAAAGCTATTCCTTTGACAAAGGTTGCCAATATGGTTATTCCAACACCTATAGCCTTTTTAAATTTAACAGCAAAATCCGTTATTGTCTGTCTATTTTCATCAACTTTTTTCTTTAATCTATCAAAAAGAATTATCATCTTATTAACCGTGTCTTGAGCAACTGGTAACAATGCTTTTCCTATTGATATTTTAAGCTGGAAAAACCCATCTTGCATATTCGAAACAGTGCCGAGGAATAATTTACTTCTTTCTTCCATTATATTAAAGAACATCCCCCCTTCGGCATTCATATTTTTAATGGCTTGTTGTATCATCGCAAATGAAACTTGACCTTTTTGCTGTAATTTGCTGAATTCTGTACTTGTAATTCCTAAAGCATCAGCAAAATGTTGAAGACCAACACCAGCATTTTGAAACTGTATTAGTTCTTGACCTGCAAGTTTACCTTTGTTCTTCACATCTCCATATGCTTTTGCTAGTAATCTTAAATCTGAGCCTAACGCAGAAGAAATGTTGCCAAGGTCAGTCAATAAAGGAATCACGTCTTTTTGAGCTGTATTAAATCCTAATAATTGTGTTGTGGCGGTTAAGACACCTTCTAAACTAAAAGGGGTTTTTGCTGCAAACTCAATCGCATCTTCCATCAATGATTTTGCCTTACTAGCACTTTTTAAAAGCGTTGTAAAAGCAAGATTATAATTCTGCATTTGACCTGCGGCAGTTAAAGAGGCCTTTCCTAGATCGAGGAATTTTTTAGCTAAAATAGTTATTCCAACAACTTGAGCAAGTTTTTTAAGAGTGGAGCTTAATGATTTTACTTTTTTCTCTGTTTTATCTGATTGAGTGCCAACGCCTTTAACGCCTTTGTCAATACCTTTCAAGGCATCAACAATCGCTTGTTTATTTTTAAAGTCTCCTTTTAATATGATCTGTACTTCTTCAGTGGCCATTATAAACTTTTTAATTGTTCGTCACTCAGAAAATCGTCATCGCGTACTACTTTTCTTTCTTTTATTTCGTCTATTTTTCTTTCAGTTTTGGCTTTCCTATTCATCTCATCTATTTTTCTTTTGGCGTGCTTACTACCAGCAGAAAAAGCCCCTACCAAAGCACCTATATTAACTCTGTTTAGCTTTTCTTTGTCTTCTAATTTACAGGCTTCTTTTAAAGCTTTGTATAAATCCATCTCATCCATTTCTTGCATATGTTCGAAGGTCCAGCTATATTGTTTAGCTAAAAATGCAAGGATTGTTTCTGTTTTTTCAGTAGTTGAATCTTCCTCAGAATTATTTAAGTTTATAAAAGCGCAATATTCTTTTATTCTTTCAGAAATCCAATTTATAAACTTAGCGAGTTCTTCGGTTTCAACTTCTAGAGACTCCTTGACACCCAATTCTTTTTTATCTTCATCTTTCAAAAAATCCCACAAAACTAGAGTGACACTTTTCTCAAAATCTTCTAATTGGTCCTTTGTCAAATCTTCAAGATCATAGAATGGCAAAACACTGGTAGAAAAGAGAACCCTTCTATCAGCGTTTATTGATTTCAACACGTATGTTAATTTGTTAATTACGATTTCCATAATTCACCTGTAAGCGGGGGTATTTCTACCCCCTATAAGATTAACGATCCATAAATTCTTGTACAGCAACATGATCAACAGTCGCAGGCTGTAGAATTTTAATTGTGGTTTCAATCATCGACCAATCTTTGTAAACAAATTTCAAGTTACCACCACCACCGGCAATACATCTTGGAAATTTCATTACTCTAACTTTGGTTCCGATTTTTTCGCCAACAACTGTCAACTCGAACTCTTGAGGTGAAGCACCAGATTTCATTAGGTAGTTTGTCATCATGTAAGAGTTGATAGGTCTGACAGAGAACCTTGCTACATCTCCAGTTACGAATGCAGAACCAGCCGAACCAGCGGTAAATTCAATACCATGGGCAACAACTTTTCCGCCCGTTCCTGGGTTGGTAATTGCAGCAGCATTTACTTTGTATGTGTCGTCAACATATGGAGCAGTACCGCTAATATCCATATCAATATAAATATCGAATGTTCCAGCAGCCGTACCTTTTATGATATAATCACCATAGGCAAGACCAGCCGCAGCAGTAGCAGCATCAACGGCAACCGAGGCTATACCAGTTGTTGCGTTTAACATAGTTGTTCCAACACTATTAGCAAGGGCGGCAGCATAACCAGCCGCGTCACCTGTGTCATCTTCTACAATCGAGCCAGAAATCCAAGGATTTAAGAACCTAAGCAAAACATTGTCATATTGTTTTAGAACGATAGAAATTTCACCTGTTGCTTCACCTGGTGCTGATGACCATGGGAAAGCGGCGGATCCACCTCTATTATCAATTAATTCCTGATTTAAGTCAGGTGAAACGTCTCCTAAAATCTTACCGACCGCAATAATACTAGGGTCGCTTATGCCTTTTAGAGTAACTTGGTGTATACCAAAATTTTGTAGTGGTGTTGAAGTAGTCATGATTAAACCTCTTTTATTATTTTACTGTTAATTAAACTCGTAATAAATCCCTTAGGGAAATCCTCTGGGATTTTTTGTCCTTCAACTAACTCGAAAGACTTATTGCAATAAACCTTTATCGTTTGCAGGGCGATAAATTCAACAACTTTTGATTTCTCAATAACTTCTGATTCCTCAATTATTGGTGATTCCTCTGGAGCAGCTTCCATTTCTTTATTTATGTTCTCTTTTGATTTACTCATAAAATACCTCTAAAAATTATTAATATTTTCAATTGTTAATGTCAAAATACTTGATTCTCCACCAAGTGCCTGGTTTAATTCTTTATCGTTGGTCATGGTACTATCTTTCAAATCTATCTTTTCACCTAAGAAATAGCTTTGCAAAACAGTACTTGCAACTAATTTTGTTAAAAATGCGTCCTGTAAAGCAACTAAACTTGTAATGGCATTGGTGGCCTCACTGATTACCATCAATAAATTAAAGGTGTATGTTTCTTCTACGGTATTTATTCTAAATTTAGCGTAGTCGGTTTTAGCAAGCTTTATGTACATAGCAGGGAGCAAGGTATCAGAAACATCGCTTTGAACTACTTTGTTTTCTTCAACAAACGCGAATCCGCTTGCCAACGCTTGTACTTTTATTTCTGCAATGATTTCAACTAAAGTACTCATAATTTTGCAAAACCCTCTAACTCTTTTCTTAAAAAATCTTGTTCTTTTGGATTTAAACTAAAAAATGGAGTCTTCTCATCATTATAAAAAGCCTTTGATTTTTCAGTTGCACTTCCAAAAAACATCTTCGCTTGCTTATTGCCTATTTTTTCGGCCGTCAATGATTGAAACATATTACCACTCCAAGTCAAATCTCTAAATTTCGCTTGCCTTCCTGTTTCTGATCTTCTTCTCTTATAACTTTTGGAGTATCTTTTTAAAGGACTTCCACTAGAGCTAACCCCTCTTTTTTGCACTCTTTGCTGTATTTTTCCATTCAGCAATAAGGCTGTTTCATATAGAAAGTTGGAAAAATCATCATCTTTTTTAATGACCTTGTCAGTTATCGATTTAAAGGATCCTATCGTTTCAATTTTCATCTTGTTAAAACAGTCCCTCCAACACTATCGGTTTTTTCTTCCGGATCTGCGACCCCGTCCTTGTTAAAGTCAATTTGCAATAATGCCAAAGCATCCTTAACAGCATCTTTATATTGGCTATAGAACACATCAGTCTTGTAAGTATTAAATGAGCCTTCCTGTATTGTCAAATCGGTATAAATCAAATAAAGCATATAATACGCATAAGACTGCTGCATGATGAATATGTTTATTATGTAAGCCAGTGGGTCAAAATCAGTAGCGTATAGCTTCCTAATATAAGCAAAAACCTTATTATAGATGTCTATATTTGCCTGATTATATTTTTTCAATATTAGAGCATCTGGGATCTTTGCTGAGTTGCTACAATCGCTTTCAATTTCTGTTAGGTATGTTCTACCACAAAAAGCTATTTCATAACTTCCAACGGCTATAAATGCATTATCAAAAGTAAGTGTATCAGCGGTGTTGCTGATAATTTTATATTCTACACTGTCAATAGTTACATACCAATTTTGGTACGCATTGACGGTCCATTCAGCCGAACTATCCGTTATGGTAGTTGCGGTATATGAAGTATATGATCCACTTACTTTATCAAAAATAGACATTATTCAGCCTCTTCGGTTGCCTCAGTTTCCTCAATTTCTTCTTTTGGAGCTTCAGACTGGTCATCTTTTATTTCAACGCCGTCTAAAACTTCTGCTTCTTCCGGTACCTGAGATTCTTCGACCTCTTCAACACCATTAACGCCACCGATAATATCAGAAGCATTAACTACGACTTCTTCTTTTTTCATTGCTTCTTCGATAATCTCAGTCAATTTTGATATGCCTGCCGCGTGATGAGGTTTCAATCCCATTGCAATTGCCTTTTTCCTTAATTCCTCGACTGGTGTTTCAACTGGTGTTTCAACTGGTGTAACTTCTTCAACTGGTGCCTCGGGTTCTTCAACTCGAATAATTGTATTAATTACTGACGGCGATGTTTCTGCTACTCTTTGAATTTCTATTACTTCTTCTATTACTTCTACAAATCCTCTATTTTGTCTTAAATATTCAGCTTCTTCTTTATCTTCTGTAATAACCTCAGAATTTTTATATTGAACAAATCTGTCATTATAAAAATAATTTCCTTTTTGAGCAATTAGTGCTTTAAATTTAAACATTTTTTACCTCTTTATTGAGTTGAATGAGGGAGGGGACAAATTGTCACCCCCCCCTGATTTTAAATAATTAATTATCGTTTCTTGTGAACTTTAGATTTACACCAATAAAGTCATAGACCGAAGCAGTCGCCGCGTCAACTGTGATTTCCATTACATACTTGGAATCATCGGTTACATTATATAATGGAGTATCGATAACAACATTACTAATTTGTGGATCTGCATCAGTCAGAAGTGACAAAGCTCCTGTCAGAGCAATGGTATTTACACTGACCACCGCACTATCAGTATATTCAACTCTATCAAGAGTTACTGAATGAGCATCCAAAGCAGTAGTAATATTTCTAAAGATAACATCGAAACTTGCGAGCTTCAGTCCTTTTGAAGCTGTAGTTCTCAATGTCTCAGTAATATCAATACCGATAATGGAAGTTTCATCCGTTGCTGTTTTGCGGTAAGTATAATCTGCTTGAGCAACTCTAGTAATTGTCCAAGTTCCAGTTGCAATGTCTATAACATCCTTAATACCTAGCATTTTGACATAATCTGTAGATATGGAATTAATCGCGTTTATTTCTGCCGCCGTTTTCGTAACCGCCACGCCGCCTATTTGAAAAACACCATCCGCATTAAAAGTACCTGGAACTTTCACGGTGTTAGTGGAATCACCAAGTTGCAAGGTATCCCCCGCCTTTAATTTATATTGAAAATCTGCCATCGTAATATCTCCATGAAAGAGGGGGTAATTAAACCCCCAATATTAATTAAACTATACAGTCAAACCAGTTAGCATGTAGTGAGCTTGAGCTGCATTCTTTATTTCTAAAGTCAGTTCAGTCAATAATCTCGTTCTACGTCCATCTTCTGCTGGAGCTGTAGCATTCGCTGATATCACTGGGTCCATTTGTCTTAAAGATACTTTTGAAGTATCAACAAGCAGGATTTGGTCTCTTGGCATTGTGTAGTCAACTAAAATTTTCGCACCTAAACCGCCCATTACTGGAAGACTACTAATAAATGTAGTTACAAAGTTTCCAATTCTTTGTTCTGGCGAATCAGTTTTAGTAATGATTGGATTGGAAGCTGAAGTATTTAATCCTGAAATTCTTCTTGCTTGATTTGCAGGTACGATCATTGCTAAATCTGCGGCACTTGCTCCACCCTTTTCTAAAATTTCTTCAAAAGCGTTATCAAGTACAGTTGTGGAAATTGCCCCACCAATTGCTGCGGTATTTCCACCAGCAACGATGTATTGAATTAATCCACCCATGGTACCTTGAACACTATCAGATCTAAGAAGTCTGCGACCATGAACAAGAGAGTTTGCTAATTTTCTCTTCATCCGCAACATTGCTATTTTTTCTTGATAGGCCATTAATTGATTAGCACCATCATAAGTAGCGGATTTCATCGCAGTTCTTGACAATTCAGCATGCTCATCAAAAATTTCAGTATAGTTATATTCTGCAACTGCATTGTGAACTGTACCGGAACCTGTCAAAGATTTTTCAAGTTTTGGAGTTGAACTAAGAATGAAATAGTCGCCAACCTGTAATGTTGTAGTAGTTGAAGAAGCATAATCACGAACGATAACTATTGTAACGCCATCAGCATTAACTGAGCCTACTTGTGCTTGCTCTGTGTATCCTTGACCAGTTGCGGACTCAAAACGTACAACTGAGCCAACTTCAAAGCCAACATTTGATGTAAGAACAAAACTTACTCCATCTCCGTCTGTGGTCATAGCTGTGACATCGGATTTGGTTTGAGTTAGTATATCATTAAACCATTCGTATTTAGTGTTAGATACTCCACTGATTAGTGGGAATAAGGATGTAACTGAAAAGGGATCAGAAAGTACAAGCTGAAAAGCTTCATTCACGTCTCTTTTTCTATTGTCTAAATCATAAGAATCTGTAGTCATTTTAAACCTCTTTGTTAATTAATAATAAAATATTAATCACAAAAAGATATCTTGCCTACCTCTTGTGACTGTTTCTTAAAGATGCTTCTATTTGTTCGTCTAAACTCAAATTTTTATTAGACTTACTGTCAGAAGTATTTACTGAATAAGGAGTTCCATTTTCTTTGTTGCTTCTACCAGAAGCTCCGAATAAATGAGCCTTATTATTTTTTATTTCGGATACTTTTGCATTTATAGCTTCTGTTAATTTGTCATCTTCTAATACGAGCAAATCATCAGTTGCGATAAATCTTAAAATATCTTCGCTATCAACGGCGCCTTCTTTATTAGCTGCATTGATAATTTTGCCTTTTACTTTTTCAAGGGCCATGTTCTTTTTTAAAGACTCGTTTTCTGCTTTATGGGTCTCAATTTCAGTTTCTTTAGTTTTCAAAAGCTCAGTATATTCACCGTCTTTTTTCTGCTTATCTTCGACTTTTTTTCTCTCTGCCTCTTTAAAAGCATCTACTTCTATCTGTAGTTCTTTTGCCTTTGTTTCCTCTGCTCTAAACTTATTATTAACATCTTGAAAACGGTCATAAGGCACTGGAGGCTTGCTTGTTTTCTCTCCTGCTTTCTCTCCTGCTTTTTCAGAACCATCGGTAGTAGTAGTGGTTTCTTTAGCAGCATTGTCTTTGGTTTCTTCGGACATTTTAACCTCTTTTTTGAGTTGAATTTTTGTAAGTTAACGCACTTACTAAGCATTTTTAGTTATATTCTATATTATATTTGTTGTCAATATATTTCAAACATATTTGAATATTATACTAAATAGGTTATACTATTAATGGGTAGTTCTGAACACCTACCCACCTTGTGTTCAGTTATTAAATAAATAAAAGGTTTCAAAATGGGAAAATTCATAGATATTACAGGTCAAAAGTTTGGAAGACTAACAGCTTTAGTATATAAAGGTTATGGATATTGAAAAAGCATTAATAAAGCCATCTAGATTTTTATCAATTAAATCTAAAATCCCTCAGAAGTAATTAATTTTTCTCTTGAGTCGTATTCTTTTTTTGTAATTGGAATCAACGAATGCCTGCAGTTAAAAAGGGATTGTCTTGTAGCAGAAACTGTTGGTAATTCATCCATTGTAAAAACTTTACCAGTCCACGAACGACAAGGCTTGTCTCTGGTCAGTTTGTCAAGTGGTCCCATATACATATAATATTTAAACCCAGCTTGCTCAAACTTAGTTATATTTATGTCCTGTAACTCTCTAGCTATTCCGGTATTAACAATTGTATAGGCATTTCTTGCGTACGCAGGATATAGATCTTTCAGCTTTTTTATTAATTGATGTTTTGGAACTCCACGACCCAAGTTTGAGTATAGAATTGTCTTTATATCACTATTTAAGACATTTGTGTTGGTTAATAGCTTATCGATGATAAATGATTTTGATTTTGAAATAGCCGTTAGATCTGCTTGCGATAATTCTATATCGTAACCACTAGCTAAGTTTCTTTGAGTTTTTTTGATAATATCTTCAAAGGAAGCATCAACGCTTTTAACTATTTTTCTTAATTCGTTGTTGACTTGCTGAGTAACTAAGCTAGTTAATACATAAGGAGTTACGTTATCATTCTTCTTTATTATAAAATCTATAGTCTGATTATATATTTTTTCACTTTGTTTTTTTGTGAGATCAGCTACTTTTTCAATATCAAGAATGAGCTTGTTGATTTGTTTCCGTCTTTTATCTAATGGATCCATAAGTACATATTTAAACCTACTAAAATAATCAAGAATAGCTGCATCCAAATATACTTATATTTCCACTTATTTTTCATAAGCCTAAATATAGCATTGAAGGATATAGCAAAAAATATTATGTTGGCGGTTAAAGCCAATGCTTGCAAATAACTATTTAATATCTTCTTTTCCTGTTTTTTTGTTAATATTCTTTTTTTCTTCTTTTATAGGATCTTCATCGGGATTTTTATCATCGTCATCGTCATCATCAGAATCAAGATCGGCTTTAATCTCGTTTATGCCCCTGTTGTCTGCCAACAACTTTATAAGCTCATCCCTGTCAAGATCTGGATTCAAATCACTAAGCCAATCAATGTAGGTGCTTATATCGTTTTGAATTTCAACTAGCCAATCCTCATTAGTCTTTATGTTTGTGTCTAACTCTTCATAGTTGACTTGTATCTCAACATCTTTTGGGATCTTTATAGCGCTATCCCTATTGTTGACGGCGCACATTACCTTGAATAGGTTCTGTTCGTTTAAGTTCCATATTTCACGCTGAGAATTTATATAGCTAAACAGATTCTCGTTGTCTTTGTCCTTGCTCTCAGCACTTCTAACTGAATTTGTGCTTATTAGAGAATCTAGGCTAATGTCATAAATGTCATAAACCATTTTTAGATTGAAAACGATGTATTCAATTAATTCTTTGATCTTGCCGTTGTTTTCGAACTCACCTACAGCCCAATTTTTATCACCCTCAGAGTTAGGCGCTCCAGAACTAGAAATAGCATAATTTAACATTCCAGTTGGGTCAATTATCCCGTCTTGCGGCGATTTAAGGTTTACAGTATATTTCAGACCGAAGGCAGTGTATCTTGTCAAATACCTTAACTCTGTTATGCTCATATTGATTGCACCAATAAAGTCAATCAAGCTGGCCCTCTTATTATCCCAAAAGTTTACAGTTGGTTGAGCATCTCTAAAAACAACAAAAGGAGCAAAAGCCCACCCTATTTGGTTATTGCCGAATAGTTTTGTAGCTTCTACACCAGCCTCATTTATTTCGGCCGCATCTTCATTATTATCTGCATCAGGTATTTTCTTAAATTCAGCAGACCATACTTCTTGAGTAGATTTATAATTTGTTTTATTCAAATCAGTGAATTGGTCCTTGATGAAAGCGATGTCTCTTGCTGCGGTTATATCTTCAACATCTTCACAAATTTGGACATTGTCGTTGGGAATAAAGACAATTTTCATTTGGTCGTTTCTATCGGTTATTACTTTATATACTGTTGTATTAAGCAGATTGGTGAGCTTTTCAGCCTCCTTCATAGAAACATTTACATTGTCATTGTAAAAGTTGTTTAGCTGATTATATAGCTTTTCATCAACCACGTATTTTTTATCGTCGATGATCTCATTTGGCTTTTCGGCTAATATTTCCTTGCCGCCAATGTAAAATTTACGTGTGGGGTTTATCGAATAGACTTTCGATATAGTGCGGATAAACTTCTCAAGTAAAGGAAGAGAAACAGCAAGGTTAAGCATTGAGTCTCTTGTTAGTTGTGATTTAAAAGATGATGTTATTCGCCCCTTTAGATAAGCCAGCCCAAAACCATAATAGGTATCAAGAAGCTCTGTGGCGTATTTTCTCCGGGCATCTTCTGATTGATTCCTTTCTCTCTCAACCGGCATTAAAGTAACGTGTTCTATCTGCTGATATAACTGTGTTTTATCGCCGTTTTTTGTTTTAAAAAATCTACTGAATATTTCAAACATATTTTATACCTGTGTTGTTTCTTCTCTATTTAATAGCCTCCTTACAATGGGAAATTCAGCATTTACATAATAGCCCAAGGCATCAGAAATATGAGTAAGTTCAATATTGCTACCATCAACATCGCCTTTTTCAGTATAACAAACCTGCTCTAAATCTCTTATCAACTTAACGCATCGTTTATTAATTTTCAAGTATATTTTTTGCAGCTTGGCATTTACACAATTAACACGATCTTTTATCGCTCCATTAGATTTCGGTACTTTATAAGTTATAGAATTGAAATAATCTCTTAATTCATTGTCTATTATTTGATAGTCAGATAGGTTGTTTTTGGTACTTTTCGAGCTTCCACTTGCATCACCGTATATCACAACGTCAATGTCCCTTGGAAGTATTTTCTTTAATTCAGAGCATAGGTCCCATGTGTTCGAGTGGCCACGCATAACACATTCATCTATTATCCGTATTTCCTCAGTGTTCTTATGCTGCCCCCACCCGCAAGATAAAGGGTAAACGTTAAAGTCAAAGAACAGATTGACCGGAAGATTTTTATCTATTTCAAGGCTGTTATCTTCAACAATATTTTTTTCTCTATCAAATCCATAGTAAACAGTACCAGTATTCATATTTGTAAATTCACCATTTACATAGGCTTTTATCTCTCTTTCTCCATATTCCTGATAAAGTAATTCCACATAATTTTTTGGCAAATGATGATTGTCAGTTGTCTTTGCGTGAAATATCATTTTGTCTTTATTGTCATTAACAACAAAGATATTATAAGTGGCCTTGAATCCTTCCGGGGTGGTTACGATGAAAAGAACACCGTGGTCATTTCCACGCAGTCTAGCAATAATCTTTTTATAGGCCTGCGAGCTATTCTTTTCTAGAGATGTGTCAAACTCATCGGCTCCGGCCCATGTTAAGTTGGACCCGATCATTCTGTTTGGCTTTTCAAGAGTATATATCTTGATTTTGCCATACACAGTCTTGAAGGTCATGTATTTGGTGTTATAAATATAGGGTATATTCTTTCTGTCGAGCAGATCCTTGAAATCATCAACAAACAAGTCATTGGCAAGCTCAAGGGTTGGATAGATCACCCAGCCCACACTCATGCCGTCTGTGTCCCTTCTATTAGTGATATGCTGCTTTAAGCATTCTTTAATAAAAACATAGGTCTTGCCGCCGCCATAACCACTAACTAGAGCCTTTATTTTATGACAACACGTCAAAAAGTCGTATTGATGAGGTAGATAGTCTTCTTTACGAATTATAAGATTTCTTACAGATACAGGTGCTAACTGTGAAGACATTATAGGGACTAATTGCGAAGACATAGTTTAAACTCCTTAAAATCCTCCTGTTGCAGTAAATGAAGACCACATAAGATTTGAGGCTACTACTGGATCAGCTTCATAGCAATAGTTTTGATTTATTTCTTTTGCTTCTTCATAAGACTCTTTTTCACTTTTAAGCTTACTAATAGTTTCTTTCTTTCCTTCTATTTGTGTTTTTGCAACATCAATCATAAAGGCGCTGCCCTTCTTCTTCTTTTTCTTCTTTACCTTTTTAAGAAAGGTTTCATAATTACTTTGCTCTTTAGCTGCCTTGGCTATTTTGGATTGAATTTCAGCAATATTTACATTTATATTTTGCTCAACTAATTCAATAATATCTTGAGTTGTTGGGTCTGCACCTTCTATAACACCACACAATATTGTAGATAAAATAGTGTAGGCTTTATTATTATTTGGGGTCAATATCTGATCTACAGATTCACCATTATCATATTTCTTCCTATTCTCATCATCCTTTAAGATTTGATAGGCCTTTGCAACTAACTTAAACTTTTCCGGCTCACCGCCAGCATCTGAATGATCAGTTTTAGACTTTGAAATATAAGCATTCCTAATTGCCTTCTTATTATTTGTCTTTTTTGGTATACCTAATACTTCATATAAACTTTCATTACCCATTTCTGCCGCTCCAAGAAGATACTTTGCCATCTCTTATATAAACATAGTGATTATATAAAACATATTGCTTAACACATCCGCTATTACTGCAAGACTCGTTTATTCTTTTTGGTTTTCCAACGCTTATCTTGAAGTATTCTTCTGGCATCCCGATTTTAAACTCTCCATTTTTAACCATTTCATAATATTCTGGCGATTCTATTTTGATTTGCTCGAGCTGCCTTTTGCTAGGATTATACTTTTCTAGTTCGGACATATACCAATTGCCAACGGCGCAATTAGTTAAACATAAGCAAATAGTTGATAGTAATAATAGTTTTTTCATAGTTATAATTCCTCAGTCAATTCTTTAATAACTCTCAAATAAAAACTGTTGATCTTCAGCTCAGTAGTTCTTCTAAATTTTTTAGTTCTTAGTATTCTTGTTATAGTGCCATTACCAAGACCGCTATTCTTTTCAATAGTGATTATACTCAACCCCATACTTTGTAATTTTCTAATTTTTCGCTCTATTCCTATCATAATCTATATCCTCTCATTGATAACTCAGACTCTATAAGGTATATTATAGATTATCTTTTCACAAAAGTCAAGAGAAATTACAAATAATCTACTTCTGTTGAGTATTCTCTCTCGACATTTATCAATTTTTGAGTGGCTTTTCCTTCTGTGCGGTCCCATAATAACTCAAGGGCTTTTAATTTAGTCTCTTTCTTGCATTTTGAGTTGATGATCTTCATTAGCTCATAAACATCTACGCCAAACTCCGCTATATCTTTTGCGGCTTCTTTTAATACCTTTTTTTCTTCTGGACTTGTGGCTTCTTTTGCGCAGTTGTTAGCTTCTTCCTGTGCTTTCTGAGTACAGATATTAACAGCCATAATAAGCTTGCTACTAAGCTCACCAGCCTTTCTTTTAGATATGCCGCTTGCTACTCCTCCTGATTTACCTTTCTCGACCGCTTCCCGACCGCTTTTAAATTCTGTCTCAGGATTACCATGTAATAGATTACCATTGTCAGCCATTTATAACCTCCTTATAAGGTATCTTGTTTCCATCCTTCAATAAACATACATCCTCACCCTGACTTCCAACAAACTTTATATACCTATCTATGATTACCTGACAATAATGCTCGTCAAGTTCCATCATATAGCACTTACGATTTAATTGCTCGCAAGCTATAAGAGTTGAGCCTGAACCACCAAAGAGGTCAAGGATTGATTTACATTCCTTAGCCCATAAATTAATCATTTGGGAAATTAAATCTACTGGTTTTTGAGTTGGATGCACTCTTTTTCCATCATTTGGCTTCATACCATACGCACCTCTTTTTCTTTTATACCTAGCTGATCCAATTCAAAATTAAACCCTAGAAGCTCATCCTTTGAAAATTCCCTCTTCAATAGTTCAAAATCATATCCGCCAAACTCAGTAAGTCTATTATCTGCCAACCGATAACGTCTTTTACTTTCATCTGACATCCCGCTGATTTTTATAACCTCAGCCTCTTTATATTTAAGCTCTCTCATGGCTTCTAATCGTCCATGGCCAGCTAATATGATATTATCCTCATCAACTAACACAGGAGCTATATAACCGTGTTCCTTGAAGCTCTCCTTTATTCCTTCAAGATCATGCTTTTTAGCATTATTTGAATATGGGAGGATTTCGTTGATGAGTAGTTTGATTGTTTCTTTCTTGATCTCTTTTGCCATGATAATATTCTCCATCTAAAATTATTGCTTGTTATTAATCAACTCTTGCCTTTCTTTGATAATATCAAGATACCCATCTATTGCTTTTAAGTTTTGTTTTAGTGTAGCAAAAAATGATTGTTGTTCTTCATCCATATCACTCCCCCAATATCGGCTCATTCGCCATTACATTTTTAATATTATAATCCTGCAACACATTAACTTTCTGCTGCTGTAGTTCACAGTTTTTAATTCCTAATCTATAACCAAAATATACAGAAGGCAAGAATACACATAAAAATAATACAAACCCAACCCAAGATAGCTCAGTCCAAAAAATTTTACCTGTCATTATTCCATCTCCTCTAGTATGGCTTAGCCACAAATATTAATAAACACGCTACACCAATAACAAATGCTATTGATAAAATTACTGCTAATCCTTTATTCATTCCGCTTCCTCTGTTTGTTGTTCTTGTTCGTATGATTTAACTTTGTCACCAAACCACATAAGTCCCCATCCAACAAGGAAAACTGTAATAAAAACTATAGCCCAGTATATTACTAATC